GTGTTGAGTATACACCTACGCATGTGTTTCTAGCAGATGCGTGGATGCTGAATGGAACCCCTTTGTTTATGAATACCACATTCGGTGCGAGACAAATTATATTGAAATCTATTTTTGCACTCCATACGCCCTGTCCCGAATTTGAGACACGGGCTATCCGTCTTCGCGACGATATCACCGATATTCGAGGTTACGAATATTACAGCAATATGGAAGGCGAGAAAGGTATTTTTGCCGAATGCAAGAAAAAAGAGGAGGAAACCTTGAAGTATGAGATTGTGGCCACAGATATCCCTGACGTCTACAAGGTTGCTGATGTAGGGTATCTTCGAGTCAGGACAATGGCTCTTTCCAAAACCCTGAGATCATTTGGCAGAGTGTTTGCCCTAGAGTGCGTTCAGAATGATGATGGGACGTGGACGCCAGTAATAGATTCTCCTACCAATACAAATGGCTCGTAAACTCCACACTACAAAGAAAGTGAAGAAGGCTGGTCGTCGCCATCGCCGACACACCCTCACCAAGAAGGGCGGAGGCTACGGCTTTGGTGGCTCTGTCCTCTCGAGTGTCGGTGGCCCCAATGCTGGCAACGCGCTCTGGGACTCGGACACGGCGAAGGATTGTGGAGTAGGTGATCGTGGTGGAAACAATACGCTTGCGGGCGGTCGTCGTCGCCGTTCCTCCAAGAAGACAGCAGGACGTCGTCGTAAGCATCGTGGAGGCATGCTGGCTCTCCAGCAGCCCCGTGCGGGGTACACGTTCAATGGAAGCGGTGTCGCAGGAACAGCTGACCCCGTTCCTGTTGGAAGCACCGTAGTCGCCGTCTAAACTAAGAACTGCCAATCTTCTTGAACAACGAAAATCCGTTGCGCCCTGAAGTATATTCGACCTCTCGCCACTCTCTGTTTGAACGCAGGATGTTACGAATATTTGAACATTTTGATACATTGACATCATCGAGTGCAATGAATCTGGTGCATCGAGGAAACAATCGCTGGAATTCAAAATAAGTTGTAAACTCACCACCATCAAACAGAACAAAATCAATGGTTTTGGGGAGGGTGTCGAAAATATAGGGAGCAAGCTTCATATTTTCAATATCAATCGAATGCCAACGAGCAAATTCCGAATTTGTCGTGATATCGGGGAATACGCGTGCAAGTTCAGTGTTTGGGATATCCTCGGGTCGAAGAAGTGTCCCCCACACGATCTCAGTGCGATCTGTCAGTAGATCATGAAGATTTGATAATGCTGCTTGGTGTTTATCCTTATTTGACTCTAAACTGATGAGACGAGTTGTAGTATTCCCTGCAAGTGCTAGTAGGAAACAGCGAGTAGAACCAAGACCATTCCACGTTCCAATATCAAGAATTGTATTTAACTTAGAATCCTTGACATAACGTATAAGAACTTCACCAGAATACTCCTCTGGGGTAATTTGACCGTTTGTGCTATGTTCAAAGGCAGTACGATCATTGTTACACCACATAGTTTACATCTGTACTCATTTTATCTGTAAATATAAGATAATGAAGGCGAACGTAGATACAGCCGTAGCAGCTCTACTCCTCTTAATCTCCATCGTATTCCTTGTTCAACGTCGTGTAGGGTACCTGGCCGTCTGGCTGCTCCTGATCACGGTGGTTATTGGATACGGAGTTCGTATGCCCCTTACTGTTGCCGTAACCCTTGGTATTGCCACAGTTGCAGCCGTTGTGCTTCTGTCTGGACAAGCGATTCGCGAAGGGTATGAGAACCCCAATGAGTCGGAGGACAAGAAGGACGAGAAGAAAAAGAAGTCCGAGCCGAAGCCCCATTCGTCATCCAAGAGCGATAAGGCGGAGGAGAATACTATGGACGCCCACCTTGATGCGGGAACGACCATACTACATGCTTTCCAGAAACTGAACCCTGAACAGGTTTTGCAGATGCGTGATGATACAAAGGAACTGATGGAGACCCAGCACCAGCTGATGGAAACGCTTTCGTCCCTCGGTCCGCAGGTGAAGCAGGGTGCGGAGTTAGTGAAGAGTTTCCAGGGAATGTTTGGCGGAAATCTAACAGACGTCCTGAAGGAGTGAAGCACCAGCCGCATACTTGAAATATTGATGCCCAGGTTCCTTTGACTGAATATCGAGCAGAGGAACTCCAAAGGCGTGGGTAAGAATCTTCCAGACAAAAATCGTTGTGCCGAGATTGTAGTGTTCTACAACCTCGCTCCAGCGCTGAATGGCAGCCACAAGAACTTGTATAGAGGACGCGATATACCATGCCAATGTGGTAAACGACATATCGTGGGTGCCGCCAAAGTAGGTATACAGACTTGGGAATCCGAGATAACATACCCAGAAAAGAACATGACCAATCGGCTGAATCAGAATGGTCGCATACGTCATTGCATACTCGAGAAAATTAGGAGACCACAGACTCTTTTCCAGAGCTATGTATTTCCAAATCACCGAGCCGTGATTTGGATGTTCAATCATCCTTCGTAGAGGTAGACGGCTGATCCTCTGGGGCGGGAGGGTCATCAATTACAATACCGTTCGCAGGAAATTCCACCGTCTCAAACGTCTTAGGGTTAATGTAGTACCACGTCTTGCCTTCGGAAGCGGGCATGATGGCGCCGAGAACTTCGGGAGTCACGTGGTTGTCATATGCGATGAGGCAGTTCAGTTCCTCCGTGCAGTCTGTTAGATGCTCAACATCCTCACCAAACCCGATATACAGCCACGGAGGAGGCGGGGCAATAAACAGTTCAGCAAGTTTGTATGGTGCACGCCATTGGTGTCCGTCCGTCCAATGAATAGCAATCTTGTGAACCTGGTGAAATCCAAGTGTCTTGCGAACATCGTGCAGAATAAAATTGCTGTCTCCACTACCAATGTCTAGTTCATGATACTCCGAGACAGAGATTTTGCAACCATCCCTGTCATGTACAGACCATGCCATCGTCTCATACGTAGGATTGCGACCGTACACACAGACCTCGACTGTGTAGTAAAGATTGACGACTGCATGAAGAATCCACGAACCGAGCGTCTCAATCGCATCTTCAAAGCGAGGCATTTCTATACTATAAACATCTACGCCGTAAAACCCTCCATCATTGCGCGGTCAAGCTGCAGTCCAATAGCAATCGAGGTTCCCAGGGCTGTGACAATGAACGGCATCGCCATCAGGAACCATGCAACAATGCCGAGGTTGAGGCGGCACAGCAGGTCGAGAACGAATACCGTGGCACCGCCAAAAACAAGCTTTGTCGCAGCCGTCACGAAAGCGAAATCTGCGACATCGAGACCGAGCTGAACGGCAACGAACAGAGCATATAGAAGTGCAGGGGGGCACAGTCCATCGATAAATTTCATTTTCGTGCTTTATGTAGTATACATAAAATATGAGCAGCCAAGTTGAACAGATTATGATGTACACGGGAGCGTCGCAGGGGGAGGCAGAGAAGGCTCTGGCCGATCAGAATGGAAGTATTATAGACGCGATCGCTGCTCTTACTCCCGTACCCACTGTTTCGGGTGCTAAGCATATCCCTCCTCCCCCTATCGTTGATGCTGGTCATGATGCAGATACTCTTGAGCGAATTCGGCTTGGACGTCTCATGGCCGACATGCTCAGCGCTTCAGCGAGAAACGACCTCCGCGGAAAGGCATCGCACTACCCCGTGAAGGAGGAACAAACCGCATCTGCGGAGTATAAGGAAGGTTCGGCCCTCCCACCTTCGGCTTCTCAGTCGACACCGCAAACTGAATAGCGTATTCTTGGAATTTTCGCTCTATATCGTCGATATCTGCAAATATATTCATCGCGTATGACTGTTCATATGCTCGTCGTGAGGCATCGGCATACACATGTATGTCATCCAGCTGATTTACTGTATCTACCCAGTCATCAATCTTGAAATAATCGAGAGCGTACTGACTATCGCTAATCCATTCCTTCATTCCCTCAGTGGTTCCCGATGGACGGGTGTTGTTCGGATTATCCTTGGCCATCGGGTTCGAATAAAGAACGGGAATACCATTGTACATGGCCTCAAAAGCAACCCGCCCCCAGCTTTCGTAAAAGGAAGGAACGAGGAGAATACGCGTTCGCCGTAGAACGACTCGAATATCGTCTTGAACATCAATCCACTCAATATTTGGAATGTTTTCAGGAACAGGAATACGATTGTAGTATGGCCTGACTCCCAAAAATTTACGGTCTGGAAATCGACCCGCCAACTCTAAAAAGAGAGGGAGTCCTTTAAGAAAGTTGGCATTGATCAGAGTTATACAGTCTCCAGTCGGCGCAGTTCCTTTCTCTTGAAACTTGATTTCATTTTCGAGCATAGCAGGTCGAATACCCTCTATAACTCGAAATGTTGGAGAGATGGGAACAGTATTCACAATGTGATTGCGAATATGATTGGAAATGATCCAAAGAATATCTGCCCACTTACCAGCGCGCTGGTAGGGAGCAATATTATTCACATCTTCTCCAAAGTGCATCGTTGTTACAAGAGGTTTCTGGAACCGTTCATTTAGACGTCGCACAATATTAATCATCGGGAAGTGTGGGGCAGACCATACCCCTGCACCGTTCAGTTCATTTTCAGCATTCGTATAAAAAACCCATGGAAGATTACGATAGACTCCACGAATACCGCCGCGTCCTCGGTTTGTTGTAACAAACGATACAGTATGACCACGACGTTGCAATTCTTTTGCAATAGCGACGTCATGAAAGAAAGCTCCGCACGGGTCAGGCATGACCTGTGCGAAAAATACAACCTTCATTTTCTTTGTTTATTCTGAGACTGCTTTCTGACGAACAAGACGCGTGGGATCACCACCACGAGACCAGGGCTGGACAAAACTGTTGACTGCCCGCATTTCATCCTTCACCTCCTCAAGAAGGGGATCAAACTGCTGGGGGAAGAACTTATCTGTTACCGTTGAGCACTCCTTGCGCGTACGGATCGGGGCGCTCTGGATAAGTTGGCTCTCGGTATCCTTGTTTGCCGCAGATGGGCCGCCGCCCATATTGGGAGTTGTCGCCCACGGGCGAGCAAAGGTCTGCTGATGTCCCTTGAGGCGCTGTGTGCCAGGGTCTCCAAGAGCAAGGCGAGAATACAGATCGACATCGCAACCACCCGCCGCTGTATTTCCGTAATTTCCTGTGTAGTTCATGGTGACAAACGAAGACGCAAAATCGGCAACGCGGTCAAAGTCCTGGCAGGGCTGGGGGGCAGGGCGAGCCGAGGTCATGTAATAATCCTGCTGGGCCTTGTTATCGCGGAAATCATAGTCCATCTGGGTTACGTCAGACTTGTAGCGCGTCGGGGCATAAAACCACGAAAGCGGGTTTGATGTCTGAGGTTCCTGGTCGGTCATCCTACTTATTACTTATCTTCTTGAAAAGATTTAGATAGATATCCCATAACGACATAATGAAGTCATTAATTTATCTGGGCGTGTTTTTGAATCGAGATTATGTAGACCTTCTTTCCCTGTGTCTGAAAAGCATGGACAAATTCGGCAAGAAATCGGAAGAGACTGATGTAATTGTATTCACATCCGAAGACCTGAAACCAGATGTTGAAACGGCTATTCGTAAACTGACATATGCAGTGAAAATTCATACGATTGAAGGAATCACAACTGTTCGCGACGCAGTCGGAGACAAGTTCAGGATTTTTGACTATATTAATTGTTTCGAGTATGAACGAATTCTGTACCTCGATTCTGATGTTCTAATTGGAAACCCCATTACCGTGCTTTTTACAACGCCACTAAAAAATGATACCGTGTATGCCATGAAGGAGGGAACTCTGAACGATCGCTGGTTTTGTAAGAATTTTTTTGATTTTACGAAGGTTGACGGATCTACACCAGCAGTAAACTCTGGAATTTATCTTTTTAAACCATCGAATATGCTAAAAACCATCTTTACAGATATGTATGCCGATTTCAAGAGCGATCGGGTTCCGAATGCATTTAACGAGCAGGCATATTTTGCCTACCACCTTTTCGTAAACAATTGTTACGACAACAACTTTCTTACTCCCCTTATAGGCTATGGTTTCAATAAGGGAGATAGCTCACAGAAGCCACTATACCATTTTATTGGTCCGTATGTTGGTGGGGGTGCAGAAAAGCGTCTTGTGATGATAGATGTATTTCATAATCAATTAGGGAAAACGGATAAGACTTAAATAAATTGAGATATACAGTATTCAAGATGTCCGTTCTCATGCCATGCGACTGGATTGATCATGACGAATTTGGAAAATTTGTCATTGACATTTATGGTCGAACTGACGAAGGGGATACGGCTATGCTCCGTGTTCGAGGTTACAAGCCATACTTCTATGTTGCGTCGGAGTATGATTTCTCAACAGAGGATCACGGTATTTCGAAGATCAAGGTGACTCATCTGGAGAAGTTCGATGTGTTTGCAGGATACAATGGTTACATTCCCACGAAGGTGCAGAAGGTGGAGGTAGAATCGATGAAAGATTTCAGAACGGCAGTGAAGGTTGCCAAGGATGCATACGAGGACGGCAAGGCTCTCTACAAGATCTACGAAGCGAACCTTCCTCCGCTCCTTCGCTTCTACCACGATCACGAGATTCTTCCTGCCTCTCCCGTAACATTTGTGGCTGGACAGAAGATCAAGGGTATGGAAAAGGCATGGTATGTCGATCTGGTGAATATCAAGAGCAGGCCGAGTGCAGATACTCCGCTAAAGATTGCGGCGTATGATATTGAGTGCACATCGGAGAGCGGGAACTTTCCCGTTCCTGAGAAGGATCCCGTGATCCAGATCGGGATTACGATGCGGTGGTCGAACAATATGATGCTGAATGTGGCACGCAAGGTGTTTGTCTACGGAACCGTAGCTCCATCAGGCGACAAGACAGTGGAGTTCAAAGGGTTTCCGACAGAAGCCGATATGATTGAGGCATTTCAGGAGTATGTGCAGGAAGAGAACCCCGACGTGATCTGTGGATACAATACGTATGGCTTCGACGACAAGTTCTTGGCGACTCGGGCAAAAGTCAACGGAATGAAACTTAATCTGGCGCGCGGATCTATCTGGGGCGATATTCTACAGAAGAAGACGTTCGAGCTGGCGTCGGGGAAGTATGAGGTGGAGTACCTAAAAACTCCTGGTCGGCTAACAATCGATCTCCTGCTGAACATGCGGCGCGAACATACGCTGGATTCTTACAAGCTCGATAACGTAGCATCCGTGTTTCTCCGTGACAAGGTCTTGAAGTTTGAGGGAACAACGGTGCATACCAAAACCACACGGGGTCTCAATGTGGGAAACTACGTGCGCTTTGATTTGGTGGGAAATACGATGAACCCGTACCAGGAAGGACGTAAGTTCCTGGTGAAGAGTATCACATCCAAAACATTCACGATCGATGAAACTGAACTCTTTACGGATCTTGATGATGCAGAGAAGAAGACCTTAGAATGGTCGTTTACCAAAGATGATCTACATCATCTCGAGCTGTTTGCGAAGCATAAGGGAAGCGCAGCAGATCGGGCAATGATTGCCAAGTATTGTATTCAGGACTGTGATCTTGTCCTGACGCTGATGGCGAAGCTGGACACATTTGTGAACGCTCGCGGTATGGCAGATGTCTGCTTCGTCCCACTCCAATTCCTGTTCTTGCGTGGACAGGGAATCAAGATCTTCTCGCGGGTGGCGTACGAAGCCTCGAAGCGTAATCAGGTAATGCTGACACAGGAGGCCCTGGAAGGTGATGGAATTGGGTATGAGGGTGCGATCGTGATCTCGCCGAAGATTGGGATGTATCTTGAGACGCCGATTGCAGTTCTGGATTTCAACAGTCTGTATCCGTCCTCGATGATTGGCGAGAATCTGTCGCCCGACACCTTCCTCTACAGGAAGACGTATAGCAAAACAGGCAAGCTGGTGTCCTATGAAGGAATGCCTGCCGAGCAGGTAAAGAGTCTCGAAGGTTACCACGAAATCTCGTATGATGAAGATGGGTGCAAGTGCGTGTGTGCCTACATGCAGCCCGAGAAGGATAAGCCCCTTTCATTTGGTCTGATTCCTATGGCTCTCCAGATCATGTTGAAGAAGCGGAAGGAGGCACGCAAGAAGATGGAAGATCCAGCGCTGGATGATGCACAGAAGTCAGTGTATAACGGTCTTCAGCTGGCGTACAAGGTGGTCGCCAACTCCATCTATGGTCAGCTGGGTTCGCGGACATCGCCGATCCGCAAGATGTGTGTGGCTGCGTGCACGACAGCGGTGGGACGGCGTTCCCTCCTCTTTGCCAAGACGACAGTGGAGGCGGATGGTGCAGAAGTGGTGTATGGCGACACGGATTCTATCTTCGTGAAGTTTCCAGGGAAGGATCTGTCGGGCGCAATCAAGGCAGGTCAGGATGCAGCAGCCAAGATTACCGCTGGTTGTCCTCACTCAGCCTTCGTTATCGGGTATGAGAAGACCTTCTACCCGTTCATTCTGTTCTGTCGCAAGCGCTACGTCGGGATGAAGTATGAGGAGGATCCTAGTCCCACGAAGTGTAAGCGCGCATCGATGGGGATTGTCTTGAAGCGACGAGACAATGCCCCTATTGTCAAGGACGTGTATGGCGGTGCCCTTGATATCATTCTGGAACACAAGGATGTGAAGCGGGCAGCCGAGTTTGTCAAGACGATGTTG